AAAAACTTTCTCAGGTATACTTGGTGAAAGCACAGCAGAAGGTAAAGCCTTAGCAGTAGCAGCAGCAACAATTGATACTTACTTAGCAGCTCAATCAGCATACACAGCAGCAGCCAAAATTGACCCAGTATTCTTAGCTCCATTAAGCGCAGCAGCAGCGATAGCAGCTGGTATAGCAAATGTCAATAAGATACTATCAGTTCAAGTGCCAGGTGGAGGAGGTGGAGGTAGTGCAAGTATATCAGCTCCTCCGATGACAAGACCAGCAAGTTCTTTTACAAGAATAGATAACACTAATCCAATTGATGTAAACAATACTGGTGCGACTAAAGTCTATGTGACCGAAACCGACATAACAAACACACAAAAGAAAGTTGATTCTATTAAAGCTAAGGCTGTCATAGGTTAAAACTTTAACTAAAAAAAATATCTAAATATATGGCTAAACTTCCTTTATACGAGCTGCTCATCAACGAGGACGAAGAGACTGGGGTAGATTTTATTTCTTTAGTCTCATCCCCTGCGATTGAGTATGACTGGGTAGCATTTTCAGCTCAAAAAATCTCAATTGATTACGATGATACACTAAGCACTAAACGAGGGCAAGAGTTAGCGAGTAGATTAATAGCTCAAGGAGTTGACTTATATGTTATTTCAGCGAGGAACGATAAAGAGGGTATGTTAGAACTTACGAATAAGTTAGGCATTGACTCAAATAAAGTTTTCGCTACTGGGTCAAACAAGGCGAAAGTTGAGAAGGTAAACGAGTTAGGAATTACTAAGCACTACGATAATAACTCAGATGTAGTTAAGGCTTTAGGTACTATCGGTGAGCAGTTTGTAGTAGAACCAAAATCAGGTGAGAATAAAGACGAATTTATAAGCAGATGTATAGCTGTTGAGATAGGAGATGGTATGGAGGCCGAACAAGCAGCAGCAGTATGCTATACTAAATGGGATAAAAAAAGTTTTAGTTTTAAAACTACCGACAAACAAATAATCTCAGGAGCCGCTATGATTCCAGATAAACCTATTTATAGAAGGGGAAAAAATGGCGAGGAGTACAATGTAGTTTTCTCAAAAGAGACCATTCAAAAAATAGTAGAGCGATACTTTAAAAATCAGTACGGAACTAACTTTAATCTTCAGCATAAAAAGAATATGTTAGCCGATGGGGTGTACTTAATCGAGTCTTTTATTATTGATTCAGAAAGAGGGATAAAAACACCTGAAGGCTTTGACGAGTTACCCGATGGCTCTTGGTTTATTTCGTGTAAGGTAGACAATGAGGAAATTTGGAACGATTATATTAAGAGTGGAAAGTTTAAAGGATTCTCAGTAGAGGGATTGTTCACTGATCGCAGAGTAGAGATGGTTAGCAACGTTCAAGAAGCTATCGACTTAATAGATAAATTACAATTAAATAAAACAAATATATATACAAATAATATGAGCGATGTAAAAGTGCTTTTAAGCAAATTGAAGGAGATATTCACAGAAGAAGCTCCTATGTCTTTTGAGGAGGCAAAGTTAGCCGATGGAATTACTATTGTTAAATGGGAAGGACCATTGGCAGAAGGTACCAGCGTAATGGTAGTAAGTGAATCAGGAGAAGTTCCTGCACCCGATGGCGAACACGAGCTTCAAGACGGCAGAAAAATTACAGTTGAGAACGGAAAAGTAACTGCTTTAGAAGTTCCTGAAGTAAAACCAACAGAGGAAGAGCCAGGAGTAGAGATTGAAATAGAGGCAGAACAAAAAATGGCTGAAGATTATTTGCCAATGATTGAGGCAATGGGTGCTAAGATTATGAAAATGGAAGAAATGTTAGCAGCACTTGAGGCTAAAATAGCTGAAAAGATGGGCGCAACTGAAGAGAAAATGAATACTCAAAAAGATGCTTTCTCTAAATTAGTTGAAATCGTAGAAAAGTTAGCAGATGCACCTTCTGAAGTAGTTGAGGCTAAACCTTTCAATGTAAATTTTCAAGCTGAGAAAGACAACCAGTATAATAAACTAAACGAAATTTTAAACTTTTTAAATAAATAAAAAAATGGCATTTAATGTAACATCTTTAGCCGCTTATACAAAGGCTAACGAAAGAGAGTTATTGACTAAGTCTTTATTCTCTGCAAAATCAATCAGCTTGGCAACTAAGATGCCTGGCGTAAAATCAGCAAGTCAAGTAAACGTAATGGATACTGACGCTGTATTTCAATCGGGTACTTCTTGCGGTTTCTCAGCTTCAGGAACTACAACTTTCACAAACAGAAGTTTGACAGTTGCACCTATCAGAGTACACGAGTCTTTGTGTCCTAAAACTTTGGAGACTACTTACCTTCAATTAGTATTGCCTTCAGGTTCTAATCCTAAGAGCATTCCATTTGAGCAACAATTCACAGACTTAAAAGCTGGTTTAATTGCACAAAATTTGGAAAGAGCTTTCTGGCAAGGTGACACTGGAAGCGGTGACAATGCTTTAGCTCGTTTTGATGGTTTAATTAAAATCATTACTGCTGTTTCAGGTAGTGCAATCGCTGCTAACTCTTCAGCATTTATGGCTGGTGCGCCTTACTCTGCTACTGGTGGAATTACTGTATCAAATGTAATCGCAATCATTCAAGGTGTATTCAGAGCTATTCCTGCTGCATTGGTAGACAAAGCTGATACAACTGTATTTGTAGGTATTGACACTTTCAGAACTTACCAATTAGCTTTAACTAACGCAAATCTTTTCCATTACAACACAGACGCTTCAAGCAGTAACTTTGAAATCACTATTCCAGGTACTAACATTAAAGTAGTTGGTGTAAATGGTTTGAACGGAACTAACAGAATATACGCTATGAGAACTTCAAATATGTTCTTTGGTTGTGACGTGTTAGGAGAGGAAAGCAAGTTCGAGTTATTCTACGCTCAAGAGGCTATGGAAGTTCGCTACATTGCTGAATTCAAAGCAGGTGTACAAATCGCATTCCCAGCTGAAATCGTTTATTTCGTAGGAGCTTAAATAATAATCAAAGAAGGGGATTCGGTTTGAATGTTCAAGCCTTATCCCCTTTTTTATAAACAATAAAAGGAGAAAAAATTATGCCGTGTGCAGTAACATCAGGTTATACATTAGATTGCAAGGACGCAGTCGGTGGTTTAAAGAATATCTATTTCGCTAATGGTTTACCTTCAGCAGCTACTATAACAAGTACAACTGCTTCAGGTATTTCTAACGTGAGTGGAGTTAGTTTCTACAAGTACGAGTTAATGCCACAAGCAGCAGATTCGTTTACTGAAGAAATCACTTCAGCCCCAGCAAATGGAACAGTATTTTACACTCAAACAGTAGTAACAAACTTTGCTAAGATGACCCAAGCCGATAGGAATAAGTGGTATACCTTAGCTCAAGCTCGTTTGTTGACTATCATTGAGAAAAAAGATGGTACCTTTTGGTTATTAGGTCAAGTAAATGGCTTAGAAGTAAGTGCAGGTTCGCATACTTCAGGTGCCGCAATGGGAGATTTCAACGGAGTTCAACTTACCTTAACTGGTATGGAGGCAGCACCAGCGCAAATCTTAACCTCAACTTCAGCGTTTACCAAAATATAGGCTTCAAGATAGGGTTGTTTCATAGTTAGATTAGGTAGCTCACAAGGCTACCTTTTCTATTTTATAACTTTTTGTATTTTTTCTATATACATATATGGTCAATTTAACCTATGGCGAGAACGAATTGTTGTTAACTGGTACAGAAAATATAACTGACCCAAACCTTACTATTTTAAATACGGCTTGGTTTGGTATTTATTCGCAAGTTACTAAGCAGAATAAATGGTTAAATGTAACAAATCGCAGAGATTACTTTCCGAGATGCGATAATTTTTTTATTACAATAGTAGACAATCAAGCAGCAGAAGATTTATTACAAGGAATTGTTTATCTAAAAGAGAAAGGATTTTACGAGTACTCTCTTTATACTAATACTGGAGGGGATGCTCCAACAACAAACGATACACTACTTGAAAGAGGCAAGTGCCTTTTAGAATTCAGCGATGCAACAATAACAACTTATGACCCAAACATTGAAGTAATAGTTTATGACAGACAATAAATCAAAATTCGTTTTTTATAACGAGCCAGTTAGTACTTATACGATACCAGTTTTTGAGAAAGACAAGAATAAAAACTGGGTAAATTATGGCGAGAATAATTGCTATCCTCAATACCTTGTAGACTTATTTAATAGGTCAGCTAAACACAATGCAATATTAACTGCTAAACAGAAATACACATACGGAAGAGGATTAAAAATAAAGGAAGGATTAATTACTGAACAAGCTATTAAAGCTCAACAATTTTTAGTGCGTCCTAATAATTTTGAAACTCTTAGCGATATATTCAATAAAGCTGTTTTAGACAAACGAATATACGGAGGCTATGCACTTCAGATTGTATGGAGTAAGTTAACTGGAAAGGTAGCTCAAGTCTACCATATGGACTTCGCAAAAATCCGTTCAAACGTAGATAATACTTCTTTTTACTATTCGGATAATTGGGAAGATTACAGGCCAAAGGTTACTGAGTTTGACGCATTCAACCCTGAGAAAAGAGAGGGAGTTCAAATCCTTTACTATCGTGAATACAGACCTAACTTAGCTACTTATCCATTACCTGACTATATCGGTGCGATTCCGTATATAGAAAGTGATGTTGAGGTAGCTAATTTTCACCGAGCAAACCTGCAAAATAATTTCTTCTTTGGTGGTATTTTAAACTTTAATAACGGCATTCCGACCGATGAAGAGCAAAGAGCTTTAGTTAGAAGGATTAACAACAAACACGGCAGCACAGATAATGCTGGTAGATGGATTATAAATTTCTCAGATGGTTCAGATAAGGCACCGAATGTAATTAGCTTACAGCCTTCTGAATTAGACAAGCAATTTGACATCCTAAACGATACAATACAGCAAGAAATTTTCGTAGCTCACCGAGTTACTTCTCCTATTTTTATGGGAATCCGTGTAGAGGGTCAACTTGGTGGTAGAAATGAGATGATTGACGCTTTTAAATTGTTTGAACAAAACGAAATCAAGCCTGATCAGAACCATTTTGAAGAGTTATTTAATTATATAATAGGCCTAAACGGAATCAATCAGCCTTATGAAGTTCAGCCTTTAGAACCATTCTCACCTGAGTTCACTGAACAAACTTTGATTCAGATTGCAACTAAGAATGAATTAAGAGAGATGGCTGGATTGCCTAAGTTAGAAGAAACTCAACCAATAACTACTCCACAATCGTTCTCAGAAGAAAACGAAATTGAAGTTTTCGCAGAGTACGGAGTTAATGCTGATGACTATTTAGAGATTGAAAGCAGAAAATTAGAAATATTTGAGGACCATTATTCGTTTGAGTCACATTTAGAATTCAACGAACAAGAACTATACGATTACGCTTTTGCTATTGACTCATTAACCGAAGAGGAGAGAAGATTAGTTAGTCAAGTTAAAAGAGACCCATTAATAAGTAAGAAAGATTTAGCAGTTAACTTAGAAATCAGCGAAGGAAAATTAGATGAGTTAATCAAATCTTTGAAGGACAAAAAAGTCTTGGCATTAACTGAAGGAGCTTGGAATATCATTAGTGTTTTACCGACTCAATCAGCAATTTCAAAGATAGCAGATGAGTTGAAAAAGTATGAAGTTAGGTACAAATATCAAGGACCAAGAGACAGCAAAAACAGAGCTTTCTGTAAGGCTTTATTGAACTTGAATAAACTCTACACAAGAGATGAGATTAGCAAAATTTCACAGCGAGTAGGTAGAAACGTTTGGACGAAAAGAGGAGGCTGGTACACTAAGCCAGGCACTGACATACACTTACCATATTGCAGACATCAATGGGCATCAATATTAGTTAAAAAGAAATAATGGCAACAATACTATTCATATCAGAAGAGACTTTAAAACAAGAGTCAATCATAAGCGAGAATGTAGACCCAAAATTATTAGTGCCAACAATAAAAGAGGCACAAAACATTTATCTACTACCTATCTTGGGAACTGCATTATACAATCAGTTAGTAACACAAGTCTCAAGTAATTCGGTGAGTGCTGCGAATGTAACTTTATTAGATACTTACATTACTCCGACTTTAGTTAAGTACTGCGTGTACGAATCAATTTTGCCGTTGAGTTTTAAATTTCAGAACAAGAACATAGCTACAAAGAATTCTGAATTCTCTAACCAAGCGAATATGGAAGACTTGAGGTACTTGTTAGATTACACAAAGAACCGAGCTGAATGGTACGCAGAAAGATTGACTAATTTTCTACTCGCAAATACAAGTACTTATCCGTTATATTTAACTCAGCCTAACGCAAACATAGATACTATTTATCCAAACGATAATAACTATCAAAATGGTATGTACTTAGGACCTGACATTGACTGGGATTTAGTTCCACCAAGTATTAAATATCAAGGGAATTTTAGAAGAAGAACCTAACTTAAAAACTATGAGAAAAAAAGGAAGCAAAAACAAATCAAATTTAGAAAAACTAAGAATCTATTTAAATGCAAACCAGCCTCAACAAAGTAGTAAACCTATTACAAAAAATAGCAACAAGTAATCAATTCTTAAATGGAAATTTTATTTTTTGTGATGTCGCAGATTTGGGTGCGAGTGCGCCTTTATCTTACCCTTTGCTTTGGGGCGATGTAAGACCATCTAATTTCAGCACTAAGGTATTTAGTCTTAACTTACAATTGACTGCAATAGACATCGTTTTAAAGGACTTGAGCAATGAAAGAGATGTATTAAGTGATACCTTACAAATTATTTCAGACGTAATTGCTAAAATAAAGCAGTCTACTTACTACGGAAGTTATTTTGAGATGCAAGAGAACATAACCTGCACTCCGATTAAGGATAGCTATGGAGACGAAGTGGCTGGATGGGTTTGTAATTTTACTTTAAATATAGCTAACCCTTACGATTCTTGTGTTATTCCAACAAATTAAAATTTTAAAAGAAAAAAATATATAATATTATGATATTAGAGCAAAGAATGTTAGGCGGTAATGGGTGTAAATTCATCGATGCTGCCTCAACTGGTAATACTTTTTATGTAATTGTTGTAAATGCTGATTGCGTTTTGACAACTTTGTCAACTGTGAACGGGCAAAACCTTTTAACTCAATACGGATTGAGCGGAAAAACCTTAAAACAAGGTATGCTTATTCCTGCTTTTAACGGAGACCCAATCGCAAACATAACTCCAAGTTCAGGTTCTGTTATTGGTTACGGATTTAA